GACGATCCGCTAGTCTTTACGTCCCTTCAACCTATGGAGGGTGGCGCTGGCTACGACCTCCTCAACACCATCTTCGGTGTTCCTGCAAACATCTTGCGCGAAACTGTCACAAGGGCACCGCCGTTTGTTGCTGCTAACATGATGCGAGATACGCTGTCGGCGTATCAGACTTCTGGCGCTGACTTCGTTCCAATCGTAGACACTCTCCGTGGTTTTGCGAAAGACATGTCAGAGCTTGAACGGTCTGGCGTTGTCGGCGGGTATGACTTCTCGAAAGATCCTGCTGACATAGGCAAGTTCATGACTACGCAACTGCGAAAGCAGGGAGCGATCAAGGATGACAGAGGTCTTACTACAAAACTTCTGATGGGAATCTGGGATGGTCTAGGCGATATAACAACTAGGTCAGATTTTGCTACCCGCAAGGCTGTTCATGATGATGTGCTGGCCCGTACAGGGGACAGGGCAGAGGCAGAGTTCCAAGCATTAGAGGTAATGAACTTTGGTCGCCGTGGCTCACACCCCGTGATGCGGTTATTGACTACGGCGGTGCCGTTCCTGAATGCAAGGATGCAAGGTCTGGATCTTCTGTTGAATGCAGCGACTGGAGTCAGAAGCTCGAACAAAGAGTTGAGCAGACGCAAAGCGGTAGGCTCGTTCATCGCAAGAGCAGGAATTCTCGCTGCATCTAGTGCAATGTACTACCTGCTGGTGAGTGATTCAGAGGACTATCAAGAGGCAACGGAAGAAGAGCGAGACAACAACTGGATCATCCCAATGCCGTTTGGCATTCCAGCATTGAAATATCCGATCCCATTTGAAGTTGGCTTGCTGTTTAAGACCCTGCCAGAACGCATGATGCGCGAGATGACTGGCGATACAACCGGCAGACAGACTCGTGAGTCACTACAAAGGGCTGTTGTTAGCACATTGGAAGTTCCTGTGACGGGGCCACAGATAGTTGCGCCGTTGATTGAGACAGTAGCAAACTACAATAGCTTCACCGGCAGATCTATCGTCCCTCAATACTTGAGCGGTTTAGCTGGAGAATCTCAGGTTCTTAGCAGCACCTCAGAAGTCGCAAAGCTGGCGTCAGAGTTTGCACCGTTCGATCTCAGCCCAATCAAGATGGATCATCTGATCAGGGGGTACACCGGGACGATTGGTAGCTATGTGCTTGCGCTGTCTGACTTGGCGTTAAAATCTGAGACTCTTACTGGGGACAAAACCAAGCTTCTACCGGCACGACCCATATACGACAGCCCATTGCTGCGACGATTCTTTACAAGAGAGTTTGGCGCAGGGAGAACCGAAGAGTTCTACGACATGGCTGGCTATGTGGACGAAGTGTACAAGACGTACAGAAAGCTGCGTGTTGACAGACCAGAGCAGGCTGAGAGGTACATAGCTGGTAGAGAGTACCTGCTGCCGATGTATCGTGAGCAAGCAGAGATCAGGCGTGGCTTGTCGCGTCTCAGAAAGGAAGAGCAGGCGATACGCCGCATGGATATCTCTCCCGAAGAGAAGCAAGAGAGGATCAGGGAGGTGCAGACACGCAAGCGCCTATACCTTGAGGTTGTGCCAATGATGCGGCAGCAGATAGAAATCCCTGCATTCGATGTGGGATCTGGGCTGCGGTGACCTAGTCGTTAGGATTCCAGCAGCCGACTGTTTGAATCGTGTGATCCTGTCCTGAGAAAGTGCAAGACCAGACACAGATCTGGTCTCCACTCGCGCCAGTGTAACTACCTACAAACTCCCACTGATGGACGTGCGCGTGAGCGCACATCGCAACAAACACTAGCAGTGTGGCGGCTAACGTTTTCATTTCCGTGGATCGTCGCCCATTGAGTAGCGGGTGTACCAGATGTCCTTGGCCTTATCCAGCAAGGCGTCTGCCTCATTGCCCTTCTTGCCAGCCCTCCACTTGTACTTGAACGCAGAGATCTCTGCATACTCCCTGACGCGCTGCTCGCCAAACACTGCGACCATAGCATCGATACATTCGATACCGCTGTCGGTGTAGTGTGTGGGGCTGTTTGCTATGTCGTGAGGCGACACCTCTAGTATGTCCGACGATACGTCCGTATCCCTCTTGTACCAATCAACGATGCGTTCATACGTCTTTGAAAAGACACGATGACGATCATTTTCCAGCACCTTCTTTAGCGAGTTAAACGACACTCCCACATGCTGGGACAGTTCATTGATCGCTGCTGTCCTAGACATTCCCCAGTCAGACACGCTTGATCCAACCATCGACTCCAAGTGATTAACGACTTCCCTGCTAACTTTCTTACCGCGCTTCGCGGCCTTTTCCTTCTTCAAGTTTTCCACTGTATAGCTTCCTTTTACTATGCGGCACCATCGTCCGAGCAATCATCACTCGTTGGCTTCTGCCGCTCTCTCCTTTACGTTTACTTCCGGGGTATATGATCATCCCCTTCTCTGCTAACGCCTTGTATCGTGCCGTCACTGACGAATAGGACAGCCCGGATAGGGCTGCCCTCACATCGTCACTGATACATCCGGCACCGCCGTGGCTCTCGATCACACTGAACACCATCTCCTCAAGGAACGTGGTGTTGATCTCGCTAGCTGCGTCAGCACTGGTTGTTGGCGATTCCCTTCGGTGCAACTTGTACGCCTCAGTCCCGAAGTGTCCCTGAGACGAGTCTAGAAAGGGATGTCATCCTCGAAATCATCGAAGTTGTCCTGTGCTACTGGTTTAGGCGCAGGCGGTGGTGCTGCGTGTGCGCCGTCAGGCGGCATGGTTTCCCCGTTAAGACTGAGGTAAACCCCGCTGTCTCCTTG